CCGCTCTACCCCCCTCGACCCCTCTCCACGACGGAGACGCAGGTCAGACGACCGGAGAGCGGCATGGAGATCGCGCGGAGAGCGCCTGACCCACCCCTGCCAGAAGGGGTTCCCTGCACCACTCATCCATCGATGGAGGACCACATGTCCCACGGCACGCACCACTGGATCATCACCCTGCAGGCCCCCGAGGGCCCCGGCGTGGCCGTCGCCACCTACTCCGGCACCACCACCCCGCCCAGGGGCGCCACACGCGCCGACGCCTACGCCAGCCTGCGCGCTGACATCGCCGCCCAGGACCGGCGCATGGCCAATGCCAACTGCCTCTTCTTCGCCTTCGAAGACAACGAGCTGTGACATGACCTACTGCGAACACTGCGGCTGGTGGACCAAGCCACGCTGCGGCCACTGACCGCCACCCGCCTGCCACACTGGAAGCTCGCGCCGGGTCGCGCCCGGCAGGCCCCGCTCGCGCCTCGACGCGGCGGGGCCGGCCGGCGGCTCGGCGACGTGCAGCATGTGATCAACGAGGTGTTCCATGAGCGATGATCGGCCGACGCCGCAGCAGATCAGGCAGCGTGCGCTCGACGCCCTCGACCACGAGGCACGTGCAGACCGACGACGGCTGTACCGCCGCCTTGTCCTGTGGGCTGTCACCCTCGCCGCCATCGTTACGATCTATCTCCTCCTGTAGCGCTACCGGGCAGGTGAGCCGGTGCGCTTGGGCCCCGACATGGGTGACCATGTCCGCATGCACTCGGCACCGCCCCGCCTGGTGGACCTGTACGCCGCCCAGGTCGCCACCGGCATCCGCCCCGGCACACTCCGCGTGTGGCTCCACCGCGGCAAGCTCACCCACCACGGACACGACCGCGCCGGCCGTACCCTGATCGACCTGTCCGAACTGGAAGCCCTCACCGCCTCCAAGGCCGCTTGACCAGCCCACACGCCCGGTGTAACACTCGCCTCAGCAGGTAGTCGTGCCCAGGCCCCGGTCCCACTGTGGACGGGGCCTTCGTCGTACCCCCGCTAGCCGCTACGCTGCGACCGCCCCCCACGCACCCACACGCGTCCAAGGGGACCCCATGCGCACCGCGTTAGCCGTCACCGCCGCCCTCCTCCTCGGCCTCACCGTCACCGCATGCAGCGACGACAGCGAGCCCAACGTCAGCGCCTGCAAGCAGGCCATGCAGAAGCAACTCGAAGATGCCAAGGACGGCACCACGGGCAGCCGACCATCCGCCTGCAACGGCGTTGACGACGCGACCCTCCAGAAGATCGCGGCCGACCTCATCGGCTCCGAGGTCGAGAAGGGCATGGAGGACGCGGTCGAGAAGGAGCTGGGCGAACTCGACTGACACAGGGGGTGGCGGCCGTGGCAGGCAACCCGCGCAACGGCCGCCCCTACCGTCGCCTGGTCGACGCGCAGCGGGCCATGGGCCTGCCCTGCTGGCTCTGTGGCCACAACATCGGCTACAACCTGGACCCCCGGCACCCGCTGTCCTTCACGCTCGACCACCTGGTGCCCCTCTCCCGCGGCGGCAGCCTCCTCGACCCCGCCAACGCCCGCAGTGCCCACCGGCGGTGCAACAGCGCACGCGGCAACCGAACGGCCGCTCGACAGTCGCAGCGCGCTTCGCGAAGGTGGTGAGGCCCTGTGCTCTACGTAGTCACCGGTCCGCCGGCCGGGGGCAAGTCGTCGTGGATTCAGTCGCACGCCACAGCGCGTGACATCGTGATCGACCTCGACGTGATCACGCGCGCCCTGTCCGGACCCGGTGCCCCCGCCTGGAACCAGGACCCGCACCAGCTACGGGTCGCGCACCGCGCGCGCTACGCGGCGATGGACGAAGCCTTCGCACTCCGTGACAAGGTCGACGTCTACTTGATCCACACGATGCCCAGTCGCAAGGCCCTGGCGAAGTACAGGCGCCTGGAGGCACGCATCGTCACCGTTGACCCTGGGCGGGACATCGTCATGCAGCGCATCGATGCCATGCGCGACCCGGCCATGCGCAGGGTGGCCAGCCGGTGGTACCGGCAGCGGCCGACCACGTCACAGACAGCGATGCCGCAGGCGTCACGGGCCTGGTGACCCCCGCTCCGGGGGAGGAGTGGATCAAAACTTTCGGGCAGGGCCGGGCGACCCAACTGCCCTTCTCGCCCGATTTTTTACACGCCGCTATTTCCCGCGAACTTGGTTGAGGTGAATTAGCGAACGTCACTCTGCGTGACGTGACTCTGCGTGAGGGGCCGGGGGTGATCATGGCCAGCAACGTCGAAGCGATCAAAGCCGAACTCGCGCAGATGCGGGTCGCCGACCGCGCGCCCGGGCTGGCCCAACTCGCCGTGACCCTGGCCCAGGTGATGGACGCGGACGAGGGAGCGAACGCGAAGGCGAACGTGGGGCGCGAGCTGCGGGCCGTCATGGCGGATCTGCGCAAGCTGGCGCCGGTCGCCGCGGAGCGGGACCGGGTGGACGAGCTGGCCCAGAAGCGCCAGGACGGGAGGATGATCCGTGCTCGCCGAGCCTGAGCTGCTGCGCGGCGCCCAGCGGCCCCGCCTGTTCACCGCCCCGCCGACGTTCCTCTCCTCGGCCGGCCGAGAGGCGGTGGACCTGGCTGCCCATGCCGGCCTGGACCTGATGCCCTGGCAGCAGCACATCCTGGACGTCGGCCTTCGCGAGCGGGAGGACGGCAAGTGGGCAGCGTTCGAGTGCGCCGTGAATCTCCCGAGGCAGAACGGCAAAGGCGGCGTGATCGAGGGGAGGGAGCTGGCCGGCCTGTTCCTGCTGGGCGAGCGGCTGATCATCCACTCGGCGCACGAGTTCAAGACCAGCCGGGTCGCGTTCCAGCGTATCCAGTCGCTGATCCTCGGGTGTCCTGACCTGCGCAAACGCGTGAAGCGGATACTGAACAACACGACCGAGACGTCGATCACGCTGGTGACCGGACAGTCGTTGCAGTTCATCGCCCGCTCGGGTGGCTCTGGCCGGGGCTGGACCGGCGACTGCAACATCTTGGACGAGGCGATGATCTTGGGTGACGATGCCATGGGCGCGCTGATGCCGACCATGTCCGCCGTGGAAAACCCCCAGCTCTGGTACTTCGGCAGCGCGGGCATCGGCCACCCGTCGGTCCAACTGGCCCGCCTGCGCCGCCGGGCCCTGGCCGCGCTGGAGGCCGGCGAGCCGGACCCCAGCCTGGCCTACTTCGAGTGGTCGGTGAACCCCCACGTGGACGAGTGCGCGCCCGGGTGCGCGGACCACGACAACGCCGACGACCCGGCCTCGTGGGCGAAGGCGAACCCGTCGCTGGGCTACCTGATCACCCCGGAGTTCATCCGCAACGAGCGGGCCTCGCTGGGCGGCAGCGGCATCTTCGAGCGGGAGCGGCTGGGCGTGGGCACCTACCCGTCGGATGAGGCCGACACCTGGCAGGTCATCGGCGAGGACGCCTGGCGGGCGCTGGCGGCGGCCGACTCCGCGCCGGCGGACCCGGTGGCCTTCGCCATCGACATGACCCCGGAGCGGACGCACGCGGCGATCTGCGTGGCCGGCGCCTGGCGCGGCGGTACGCACGTGGAGGTGGTGGAGCACCGGCCGGGTACGGGTTGGATCTTGGAGCGCGCCAGGGAGCTGCACGCGAAGTGGCGCCCGCGCTGCTGGGTCATCGACCCGGGCGGCCCGGCCGGGTCCCTCATCCCCGATCTGGAGGACGAGGAGAAGGGCCTGGGGGTCACCATCGTGCAGACCAAGGCCCGTGATGTGGCCAGCGCCTGCGGCCAGTTCTACGACGCGGTCACCGAGCAGGCACTGTCGCACCTGGATGAGGCGCCCCTCGCATCGGCCCTGGCCGGCGCGCAGAAGCGCCCGTTGGGCGACGCCTGGGCGTGGGCCCGGCGAGGGGTGTCCGTGGACATCAGCCCGCTGGTGGGCGTGACGCTCGCCCGGTGGGGGCTCGGCGTCGAGGTCGAGGAGGAAGGGGCGCCGAACCTGTGGTGAAGACCCTGCTCCTGCTGGAGACCGCGTTCGTGCTCACCGCCCTGGTGGGCGTGGCCCTGGTGCACCTGCCCGCCGCGCTCATCCTGGGCGGCCTGGCGGGCGTTGTGGCCGTCGAGCGGGCGCTGTCCCGGCCGACGCCGGCACCCCGTAGAAAGGCGCGGTCATGAGCCTGTTCGGCCTGTTCGAGCACCGCGCCTCGGTGGAGAGTCCCGCGGTTCCGCTCACCGCCAGCAACCTGGCCAGCCTCCTGGGCGGCGCCGCCGCCGGCGGCGCGGGGGTCCAGGTCACCGAGACCAGCTCCCTGCACATGCCGGCCGTGTGGCGGGCCGTCGCGGTCATCGCGAACGTGGCCGCCGCCCTGCCGCTGCACACCTACGTCGAGGGCACCCGGGATCGCACCGACGTGCCGCTGCTGAGAGACCCGCACCCGGAGTTGACGCGCTTCGAGCTGTGGCGGCTGGTGTACGTGCACCGGCTGCTGTGGGGCAACGCCTACCTGCAGAAGCTCCGCAACGGCGGTGGGCAGGTCATGCAGTTGTGGCCGATCCGCCCGGAGCGGGTCAAGGTTGACCGGGAGGCGCCGACCCCGGAGAACCCGGGCGGCAAGGTGTTCTGGGTCACCGGCGACAACGGTGTGCGGCACCGCCTCACCTCGCGGGAGATCCTGCACCTGCCCGCCCTGGGGTATGACGGCGTGACCGGCTGCTCGCCGGTGCGGGCCGCCGCCGAGGGCATCGGCTTGGGCCTGGCCGCGGAGAAGGCCGCGGCCAAGCTGTACGGCTCAGGCAACATGATCAGCGGGGTGCTGCAGAGCGAGCAGCGGCTGACCAAGGAGCAGGCCGACCAGCTCAAGGCCGGGTGGAAGGCCAAGCTCAGCGGGTACGAGTCGGCCGGCGACATCGCCGTCTTGGACTCCGGAGCCTCCTTCCAACCGGTGACGATGCCCTACAAGGACAGCCAGTTTCTGGAGTCCCGGCAGTTCCAGGTGGTCGAGGTCTCGCGCATGTTCGGCGTGCCGCCGTTCCTGCTGATGTCCACGGAGAAGAGCACGTCGTGGGGCACGGGCCTGGAGCAGCAGGCCCAGGGCTTTGTCACCTGGGACCTGGCGCCAACGTGGCTGACGCCGACCGAGCAGCGTGTGACCAAGGAGCTGCTGCCCGCCGAGCAAGACGCCAAGTACGCGCTGCAGGGCCTGCTGCGCGGCGACAGCTCGGCCCGGGCCACGTTCTACCGGGCGATGCGCGACACCGGCGCGTTCTCGGCGGACGACATCCGCGACCTGGAAGACCGGCCGCCGATCGGTGGCCGCGAGGGCGACATGCGGCTGCAGCCGATGTACATGGCGCCGCTGGGCAGCGACCCGCTCGCCGGCCAGGAAGCGGGCGCGGGCAGCGACGACCGGGCGGCACGCGCCGCCCGCTACCTGGCTGCCGCGCACCGGCTACTGACCCCCGAGCCTGAGCCACCCCGCACGGAAGGCGGCGACGATGAGCAGCAGGAATGAGGAGCGCCGCGACCTGGCCCTGGCCACGGCCGGGGTGCGGCTGCGCGCGGCCGGCGACGACCAGGGCATGCGCGGCTTCGACGGTCACGCCGCCGTCTTCAACCAGCGCACCGCCATCGGCAACCCGCTGACCTGGGGGTTCTACGAGGAGATCGCGCCGGGCGCGTTCACCAAGACCCTGGCCGAGGGCGATGCCCGGTACCTGGTCGACCACGACACCCGGCTGGTCGTCTCCCGCGTCACGGCGGGATCGCTGCGCCTGGCGCAGGACAGCGTCGGCCTGGCGGTCGACGCCGACCTGGACACCCGCCTGTCCTACGTCGGCGACCTGGTGGTGAACCTGGAGAACAAGAACATTACCGGCATGAGCTTCGGATTCCGCACCGTCAAGGACGACTGGGAGACCGTGTCCGTGCAGACGTCCGAGGGCGACATGGAGGCGGAGCTGCGCATCATCCGCGAGGTGCAGCTCTACGAGGTCTCGGCCGTCACCTTCCCCGCCTACGAGGGCACCGACGCCGCACTCCGGTCGGTCGGCGTGGCACTGGCCGCGCGCGGTGACGCCGGCGCCTTCGACCGCCGGGCCGCGCTTCGGCCTGAGCTACTGGACTTCCGCCGCGAGCCGGCCGCGCCCGCGGCCACTCGAGGCAGCGACGCGACCCAGCCGGGAGAGACCACTGGGGGCCGTCAGGCGAGGCAGATGGAGCTGCTCGCCGCCCGCTACCGCCTGGCGCGGTAGCCCACCGACCACCACCCCCTTGCCCCCGCCGGCCACCGGCACGGGGCCCTTCGTGCTGGAGGCACACATGCCCACCCTGCAGACCCTGCTCGACCAGCGAGCCGGCGCCTGGGACAAGGCGCAGGAGTTCCAGAACCGCGCGGCCACCGAGGAGAAGATGTCGGCCGAGGACCGTGCCGCGTGGGACGCGGCGCTCGCCGACGTCGAGCGGCTGTCCGTCGACATCGAGCGCGAGGAGCGCCACGCCCGCCTGGCGGCCGTCGACTACTCGCAGGTCATCGACGCGACCAAGGAAGCCGACGACGAGCGGCACGGCGGCGAGGACCGCGCGTCGGCCTACGCCGACGCCTGGCGCACCTGGATGCGCGACGGCGCCAGCGAACTGTCCAGCGAGGAGCGCACCGCGCTGCGCACCGGCTGGGTCGACGGCAAGGAGCTGCGCGCCCAGGGCGTGGCCACCGGCGCGGCCGGCGGCTACCTGGTCCCGCCGGCCTTCCGCGCCAAGATGGTCGAGGCCCAGAAGTTCTTCAGCTCCATGCGCGACGTCGCCGAGGTCATCACCACCGAGACCGGGGCGACACTGCCCTGGCCGACGAACGACGACACCGCCAACGTCGGCGCCATCCTGGCGGAGAACACCCAGGTCACCGAGCAGGACGTGACCCTGGGGCAGGCCGACATCGGGGCGTACACCTACACCTCCAAGCTGGTCCGCGTCTCGCTCCAACTGCTCAACGACAACGCGTTCGACATGGAGGACTGGCTGGCCCGCAAGTTGGGTGAGCGCATCGGCCGCGCGCAGAACGCCCACTTCACCACCGGCACCGGCACCAACCAGCCCGAGGGCGTGCAGACCAACGCCGTCGTCGGCAAGACCGGCGCCACCGGCCAGACCACCGCGGTCACCTACGACGACCTGATCGACCTCATCCACTCCGTCGACCCGGCCTACCGTCTGGGCGGGCGGGCGGCGTGGATGCTGCACGACACCACCCTGGCCGCGGCGCGGAAGCTCAAGGACGGACAGAACCGCCCGCTGTGGGAGCCGTCGGTACAGGTCGGCGTCCCGGACACGCTGCTCGGCTACAAGTACAGCGTCAACCAGGACATGCCGACGATGGCGGCCAACGCCAAGGCGATCCTGTTCGGCGACTTCTACGCCGGCTACCTGATCCGCGACGTGCAGGACGTGCAGTTGCTGCGCCTGGCCGAGCGCTACGCGGACTACCTCCAGGTCGGCTTCCTCTCTTTCGCGCGCACGGACGGCACGCCGCAGGACACGGCCGCCTACAAGGCGTACCGCAACGCCGCCACCTGATCCGGCCCCGGCCCCCAGCCGACACACGAGAAGGGACGCCCTCATGGCGACCAGCCCGAAGAAGGAGACCCCGGACAGCGGGGTTGTGCAGGAGCAGCCCACGCCGGCCGCGGCCCGGCACGGCGACCACGACCGGATCGTCATGGCCTCGCGCCGCGCCGACGGCTCGATGGACCAGGTCAACCCCGAGTTCATCGGCGACAAGGACACGGCCATCGCCGCGGCCAAGGAACAGCTCGCCGTCCAGGCGGTGTCCGCCGTCGACGTCGCCGCGCGCGGCGTGAGCGCCGGGGAGGGCGAGGACGGCGCTGGCTCCTCGGCGCCGGACGCCGAGATCAAGGCCCTCAAGGAGGCGCACGAGAAGGCCAAGGACGCGGCCGAGGCTCAGGCCGAGCGTGAGGTGGAGCGACTGCACCAGGGCCTGGGTGAGTGATGGCCCGCATCCGCATGCTGACCAGCGTTGCGGGCCAGGGCTTCTCGTGGCGCGCCGGTGAGGAGATCGACCTTCCCGGCGCCGAGGCCGCGAAGTGGGCGGACGGGGTGCGCGCCGAGCTGGTGCGCGCCGCCCCGCTCGAGACGCCCGAGCGGCCGGCCGCCGAAACCTCCGCCCGCCGACCCGCTCGCCGCAAGGCCGCCCCGCGCGGCCCGTCGTAGAAGGAGGCGGGCATGGCGCTGGTCACGTTGGAAGAGGCCAAGCGGCAACTGGACATCGAGAGCACGGTTCACGACGTCGAACTGCAGGTGTACGTGGACGCGTTGGCCGCGGTCATCGAGGGACACGTGGGGGTCGTTGAGCCGCGCGAGGTCACCGACACCATCACCGGCAGGGGGCCCGCGCTCGCGGTGCTGCACCCGCCGCTGCTGGCCGTGACCGCCCTGGCGGGCGGGATCGGCGGGGCGATCGACTACCCAGCCGAGACGCTCACCGTGGACGGCCCGGCCGGGATCGTCGGTCGCCTGGACGGCTGCGACTTCCCAGCCGGCCGGTACACGATCACCTACACCGCCGGCCGGCCGACGGTCCCGCCCACCATCAAGCTGGCCGCCCTGATCCTGCTGCAGCACCTGTGGCGCACGCAGTACGGCGCGTCCCGGGGACTGGGCGGGATCGGCGGCGGCGACGACGTCAGCGTGACGGAGCCGGTCGCCGGCTGGGGGTACGCGATCCCCAACCGCGTGCTGCAGTTGCTGGAGCCGTTCAAGCGCCCGCCGGGGGTGGCGTGATGGCCACCACCTCGCGCGTGCCGGCCGCCGTGGACGCGCTGCTGGCGATCCTGCGCGCGGCGCCCGCGCTAGCCGAGGTGCGGATCGTGGACGGGCCGGAGCCGACGAACCTCACCGATCGGCGGCGTATCCACATCGGGTGGTCCCCGGGCGCCGAGGGCGCGGTCGAGCTGGAGCAGGAGTTCGCCGGCGCCGGCGCTCGTCGGCGCGATGAACAGTTCGACATCGCCTGCTACGCCGAAGTCCGCGCCGGCGGCAAAGACATGGCCGCCCGCCGCAGCGACGTGTTCTCCCTGGTGGCCGAGGTCGAGTCGGCGCTGCGGGCGACCGACGTGGCGCCGACCGCGCCGACCCTGGCCGGCACGGTGCTCTGGGCTGAGCTGACCACCGGCAACCTCACCCAGCTCCAGACCAACGACGGCGCGCTGGCCGGGCTGGGCTTCACCATCTCCTGCCGCGCCCGCATCTGAACCACTTCCCTTGGAGGCCCCCGTGGCATCTGTCCGTCTCGTAGCGCCGGAGCCGCGGATCGTGCCGTGGCTCGGCTCCCGCCTCGTCCAGCCCGACCAGGTGGTGGATGTGCCCGACGACCAGGTCGCGGCGTACACCTGCCAGCCCGCGGTGTGGGAGCTGGTCGGCGAACCGAAGCAGGCCCCGACGATCTCGGCCGCGCGGCGCGGCAGCAAGGAGGGCTGACCTGTGGCGATCGGATCAGGTCTTGGCGCGCAGATCGGCATCGCGCCCGAGGTGACCTACGGCACCTTCGTCGCGCCGACGAAGTTCATCGAGTTCACGAAGGAGTCGATCAAGCAGAAGAAGACCACCGCGCAGTCGGCGGGCCTGGCGGCCGGCCGGCTGGTGGCGCTCTCCTCGCGGCGCGTGGTGACCCAGCGCGAGGTGCAGGGCTCGCTGGAGATGGAGGTCACCAACAAGAGCATGGGCCTGCTGCTGCAGGCGCTGATGGGCACGACGGTGACCCCGGTGCAGCAGGCCACCACCACCGCCTACCTGCAGACCCACGTCCTGGCCGACAGCGCCGGCAAGAGCTTGACGATCCAGCGCGGCGTGCCGATGACCACGGGCACGGTCGCGGACTACTCGGCGCTGGGCTGCAAGGTCACCAGCGCGGAGTTCTCGTGCGAGGTCGGCGGGATGCTGATGTCCACCTGGGAGGTCGACGGGAAGACCGTCGATGAGACGCAGACCCTGGCCGCGCCGTCGTATCCGCTGATGGCTCCGTTCCACTTCGGGCAGATGGCGGTCAAGGTCGGCAGCTTCGGCGCCGAGGCGGCGCTCGGCGGCATCCGGAAGGTGTCGGTGAAGATCGAGCGGGGCATGGCCGTCGACCGCTTCTACGCCGGGGCCTCCGGCCTCAAGGCCGAACCGATCTCCAACGAACTGGTGAAGATCACAGGGTCGCTCGAAGCGGACTTCACCGCGTCGACCTTGGCCGACTTGTTCAACACGGACGCGGCCACCTCGCTGGTGTGGGAGTTCGTGGGCGACGTGATCGAGGGCGCGCAGAACTACACCTGGCGGATGGCGCTGCCGGCGATCCACATCGATGACGAGCCGCCCAGCGTCGAGGGCCCGGAGATCGTGCGCACCACCTTCTCCTTCACCGGGCTGTACGGCGGGACGAACCCGAACCAGATCGAGTACAAGTCCACCGACGTCACGGTGTGAGCCGGCCATGCGAGACGTGCGCATCCTCGGCACGGGCCAGCTCGTCAACCTCTCCCGTGACCTGCGCGCCGCTGGCGGCAGCCGGTTGAAGAAGAACTTCGCGAGGCGGCTCAGGCGGGCGGCCGAGCCGCTCCACGCCGACCTGCAGTCCAAGGTGCGCCACCTGCCCATCCACGGCTCCGGCCGCCGAGGCCGCGGCGGGCCCAGTCCGACGCAGCGCCCGTTGCGCGCGACGATTGCCGCTGCCATCCGTATCAGCGTGCGCACCACCAACCGCCCTGGGGCGCGGGTGTGGATCGACCGGTCCCGGCTGCCACCCGACCTGCGCGCCATGCCGAACAAGCTGGAAGAGGGCAGTTGGCGCCACCCGGTGTTCGGCAACAGGAAGCGCTGGGTGTGGCAGTACGCCCAGCCCTGGTGGGACGTGACCGTCCGCCGCCACCAACCGCGCATGACCGCCGAGGTCGAGCGAGTCCTTGACGACGTTCAGCGGCAGCTCGGCCGCTAGGAAGTGAGCACCACATGATCCTCGTGTACGCGCCCGACGAGGGCGAGGCCCAGCGCTGGGATGTCGCGACGCTGCGCATCGCCGCCACCGAGGCGGAGGCCGTGGAACGCGTGACCGGCCTGACGTGGGAGGAGGTCAAGCAGGGCGCGCAGAAGGGCAGCATGCGCGCGCTGCGGGCGCTGGCCTGGGTGCTGGTCAAGCGCGGCGCACCGACGTTGAGGTACGGGCAGTTCGACCCGGCCACGCACGAGTTGGGCGTGGACTACGACGCGGAGGAGCGCGCCGCGATCCGCGAGGCCATCGCCGCCAGCACCGAGGTCAGCGAGGACGAGCGTGAGGCGATGCTCGCGCAGATCGACGCCGCGGAGGCGGAGCTGGCCGCGGCCGATGAGCCGGCCCCAAAAGAGTCCGCGGAGGAGTCGCCGAACAGCGCGAGCGCTACTGGCCCCTGATCGCGCACCTCCTGCACATACCCCCGCATGAGCTAGGGCGCCTCAGCGTCGAGGAGTTCGCCCAGGCCGTGGCCTGGGTCGAGGACTGGCTGGAGCAGCAGCGGAAGGCAGGTGAGTGATGGCCGGCTCACACATGACCTTCACGCTGGACGGCAACGACCGCCTGTCCCGGGTGCTGAATCAGGCCGGGGACTCGGCCGGAAAGCTGGCGGGGCGGCTGGCCAAGGTCGGCGCGGTGGGCGCGGGGGGCCCGATGGGCGCGGCCGTGGTCGCCGGTGCCGGCGCCATGGTGGCCGCGTTCGCCAGCGCTGGCGCGGCGGCCGGCGCGTTCAAGGCAGCCGTCGGTCCGCAGCTCGCCAAGGTCACCGAGGCGTCCGAGCTGTACACCAAGTCGCAGGAGGCGGCGGCCGAGGGCGGCGAGAAGGCGCGTAAGGCGCAGCAGGCGTACACCGACGCGCTGGCGAAGATGCCGCCGGCCACTCGTGCTACCGCCACCGCGTTCATCGGCCTCAAGTCCGACTACAGCAAGTGGTCGGACGCCATGAGTAGTCACACGATGCCGGTGTTCACCAAGGGCATCGGCGTGCTGCGCGACATGCTGCCCTCGCTGTCCCCGCTGGTACGCACCGCCAGCGGGGCCTTCTCCGACTTCATCGACGGGATCGCCAAGGGAGTGAAGGGCGGGAGCTTCGACCGGTTCGTGAAGCGGCTGGACGCGGCGGCGAAGAAGACGCTGCCCGCGCTGCTCGCTTCCTTTCGCAACGTGTTCGTGGGCATCGGCGGGATCATCAACGCGTTCCTGCCGGCATCTACCCAGTTCGCCGGCGGCATGGAGCGGATGACCGCCAGCTTCGCCCGGTGGGGCCAGGGGCTCAAGGACTCGGCTGGGTTCGCGCGGTTCATGGACACCGCCCGCACGGGTACGGGCACGCTCGGCGAGCTGGCCGTCGCCTTCGGCCGGGTGCTCGTCTCGATGGGTCCGATCCTGGGGACCACGGTCACCCTGGCCAATGGCTTCGCCCGCTTCTTGAACTCGTTGCCACCGGAGACGCTGCAGTTCATCGCGACCAGCCTGGTCACCATCAAGGTCGCCACCTTGGCCTGGGCCGGCGCGCAGATGGTCCTCAACGGGGCGCTCGCGGCGAACCCGATCGGCGCGGTGGTCACGGCCCTTGTGTTGGTCGGCGCCGCCCTGGTGACCGCCTGGCAGCGCTCCCAGCGCTTCCGTGAAGTCTCCACCTCGGCCTTCTCGCTGCTCGGCCAAGCGGTTCTGCTCTGGGCCAACTTGGTGCTGAGCACGCTCAAGGTCGTGTTCGTGGACGGGCTGGGCACCGCGGTCGGCACTGGGCTGAGGCTGGCAGAGAAAGCTTTCGGCTGGGTGCCGGGGCTCGGCGGCAAGATCAAGGCCGCGCGCCGGGGATTCGATGACTTCCGCGATGGCGCCCACTCCGCGTTCGATACGGCCATCGACAAGACCAGGCAGTGGCAGTCGGCCCTGGAGCGCCTGCCCACGGAGGTCCGCCTCAAGGGCGACATCTCCGACCTGGAGCAGAAGATCGCGGCGGCCAAGGAGCAGCTCGGCGACGCGAACCTCCCCAAGGCCAAGCGGGCGAAGCTGACCGCGGACATCGCCGACTGGAACGCCAAGCTCATCGAAGCCAAGGTCCGGCTGGAGCGGACGCCAGCGCGGAAGGTCGCCCGGCTGACCGGAGACATCGCCGACTGGCACGGCAAGATCACGGCGGCCGAGCGGCAGCTCAAGACCGCCAAGGGCAGCAAGAAGGCCCAGCTCACCGCGAACATCGCTGACTGGCAGAGCAAGGTATCCGCAGCCGAGCGGCAGCTCCGGGGCATGGACGACCGGCGCACGGCGTACCTGGGCGCCAACATCACCGACCTGGTCGGCGGCGTGAACTCCGCGCAGCGGCACGTCAACAGCCTGCGCGGCCGGATCGTCAACGTCGGCATCCACACCGTCTACTCCTACGAGGGGCACCGCGGCCCGGGCGGCTTCCCCAAGTACGCGTCCGGCGGGTTGGTGCGCGGCTTCCCCGACGGTGGCCTGGTGCGTGGCCCAGGCACGGAGACCTCGGACTCGATCCTGGCGCGGGTGTCGAACAACGAGTTCGTCGTGCGCGCCCGGTCGGTGGCGAAGTACGGGCTGCGGTTCATGACCGCCCTGAACGAGGGCCGGCTCGGCACGGCCATGCAGATGGCGGGCGGCAGGGGCGGCGGAGCGCCGACCATCCAGGCCGGCGTGGACATCGCCCGCGGGCTGATCGTGGGCATGACCTCCCAGGCCGGCGCGCTGCACGTGGCTGCCGCGCGCACATCTCGCGCGGCGCTGACTGGCGTGCGCACGGAGATGCAGATCGCGTCCCCCTCGAAGCGGACGCGCGCGCTCGGCGCGGCGATCGGCCAGGGGCTGATCACCGGTATGACCGGCACGAAAGACAAGATCGCGGCCACAGCGAAGTCGATGCTCAGCGTCTTCGCCACCCACGTCGACAAGAAGTGGGCTGCCACCCTGGGCGCGACCTGGCTCAAGCCGCGGACCGCGTACCTCACCACCTTGGCCTCCCAGCGTGACGCGCTCGCTGCGAAGATCAAGGAGGCGAAGGAGTTCGCGAGCGAGACCACGGCCACGGCCAAGGGCACGGCGACGCTCGGCAACCTGGGCATGGGCGAGGGCGAGGTCACCGCCGGCGGCATCAAGGCCGGCCTGGCCAGCAAGCTGGCGCAGATCAAGCAGTTCATGCGGTTCGTGGGCATCCTCGCCACGCGCGGCCTGCACAAGGGCGTGCTGCGGCAGATCCTCAACATGGGGCCCGAGGCCGGCTACGCCTACGCCAACGCCCTGGCCGGCGCCGACGTGAATACGTTCAAGTCCATCAACTCGCTGCAGTCGCAGGTCGATAGCTCCTCGGTCGACCTCGGCCGGCTCGGCGCGGACCGCCTCTACGACGCGGGCAAGAACGCGGGCAAGGGCTTCCTCAAGGGGCTGGAGGGGCAGCAAAAGGCGCTGCAGAACCTGATGCTCGGCATGGCCAAGGCGATGCAGACCGCGCTGCGGCGGGCCCTGGGTATCCGCAGCCCCAGCACGGTGATGGCCGCGCTCGGCCGGTACTCCACCCAGGGCCTGGCGGCCGGGCTGGTGCAGGCCGCGCCGGAGGTAGACGACGCGATGGGCACCCTCGCCGGCCGAGTGGCCGCCGGCGTCGGCCCGGTACCGGCCGCCGCCCTGCCGGCGCCGCGGGCCGCCGCCGGCGTCGGGCAGGGCCCGGTCATCCACATCCATGTGGACGGCACCGTGATGGACCCGGGCGCTGTGGCCCGCCAGATCCAGAAGACCCTGCTGGGCCTCAAGCGCGACCAGGGCGGCGCGCTCCTCGGCCTGGCCTAAGACGAGCAGGAGGTGGCCGCCGTGCGGCTGATCGTGGAGGTGGCATTCGGGTACGCGGTGACCGCCGCCTCCCAGGTGTGGACGGACATCACCCGCTACGTGGACGTCGGCCCCCGGGGCGGGGTGCGCATCACCCGCGGCGCGAGCGACGAGCTGGGCGAGGTACAGCCCGGCACCTGCACGTTGACGCTGAACAACGCCGACGGCAGGTTCACCTCGGGCCGGGCCGCCAGCCCGTACTACCCCAACGTGCGCAAGAACGTGCCGCTGCGCGTGCGGACCATCAGCGCCCAGAAGAACCTCCTCACCAACCCCGGGTTCGATGAGGTGACGCTCGACGGCTGGGGGGTCTCCGCCGGGCCGTCCATGGTCCTCTCCGCGACGCACGTGCATCAGGGGATACTGGCGGCACGGCTGACCTGGGGGGCGCCGATCGGCCAGGCCGCCGCCGCCGATATCCACGGCCTGGACGCCGGGAGCCGGTACACCGCGAGCGCCTACGTGTGGGTCGCGGCCGGAGCCCCGCCGGTCATCGCCGGTATCGAGGCGCTCGCGGTCGGCAGCACAACCACGATCACCGACGCCTGGCAACGCGTCAGCGTTTCCTTCACCGCGACGGGCCCCACCCACCGGCTGCTGTTGCAGGCCGTCGGCACGCCCACGCCCGGCACGCAGTGCTGGATCGACTCTGCCCAGGTCGAAGAGGGCCCGGTAGCCACGGCGTTCGACCCGGCGCCGGCCCAGGTGCACGACCGGTTCTGGGGCATGGTCAACGACTGGCCCGTGGCCTGGCAGGGGACACTGGCCACCACGACGATCACCTGCACGGACATCTTCAAGTGGCTCTCCCGGCAGCCCGCGCTGCTGCCGATGTTGGGCGAGGAGATCCTGCTGGACCTGCCCACCGTCTACTTCCCGATGACCGAATCGAGCGAGGCCGGGGCGGCAGGGGACATGTCCGGCACCACGGGTGTCGGCACGCTCATGCCCGCCCAGCTTGGCGCCGGCGGCAGCATCACCTTCGGCGACAGCGGCGCGCCCACCGGCTCGACCGGCGCCGGCTTCGAGCCCGCCTCGGCGAGCGCCGGCAAGTACCTGGCCGCCGACCTGGGGCCGACCTTCGTGGACGGCAACTCCCTGTGGCGCATGCGCATTGAGGTGTGGTTCTCCACGTCCACCACCGGTCGCGTGCTGTTGGCCACTACCACCGCCGATGGCAGCAACCGCCTGGTCATCAGCCTGGACGCCACCGGCAAGCTGCGCATGGAGAGCGCCGTCAACAACGGCCCCCTGATCACCGCGACCGTCGCGGCCACGCCCAACCTCGCCGACGGCCAGGTGCACCAGCTCCTCTACAACGAGATCGACGGCCTCTTCCGGATCGACGGCGTCTCGTACTCGGTGAGCAACGTCGGCCTCATGGCCAACATGCGCCGCCTGTACGTCGGCGGCTGGACCGGGGGCAACCTCTGGGCGGGCACGATCTCCCACCTGGCGATCTGGGTCCGCGACCTCGCCACCGCCGACCTGCTCTCGCACTACACCACCGGCGCCACCGGCCACGCCGGCGAGCCGGCGGACGAGCGCATGGTCCGCCTGGCCGGCTACCTGCCGCTGGCCGTGACCACGGTCGGATCGGCCTTCGACGGGATGGCCGCCCAGGCCGCGCTCGGCCGCACGCCCCTGGACCACATGCAGGAGGTCGCCGCGACCGAGGCCGGCCGACTGCTCGCCGACCGCGCCGGACCGGACCTGGTCTTCCAGAGCCGGGACGTGCGCTACAACCCGCTGCCCATCGCGACCCTCGCCTACGCCGACCTGGAGACCGACGGGGTGGAGGTGGCTGACGACGACCAGAAGATGCTCAACACCATCATCGCCAGCCGGCCTGGCGGCGCGACGCAGCGCGTCCTCGACCAGGCCGCGCGCGACACCTACGGCCCCTACGAGCAGCAGCTCGACCTGCTCAAGGCCAGCGACCTCAAGGTCTCCGACGCCGCGAACTGGCTCGTCTCCCGCTACGCCGACCCGCCGCCGGAGATCCGGCAAGTCCCCGTGCAGGCGTACACCCTGCCGCTGGAGACCTACCGCGCCCTGCTGGAGGCGGACATCTCCGCAGTGCTGGAGATCACCGGCCTACCCGACCAGGCGCCGGCCCCCACCGCGAGCCTGACCATCGAGGGCTACACCGAGACGATCACCTATCGGCAGCACCGCCTGGACCTTCACACCAGCCGCGCGCTCACCGACGCCGTGTGGGTGCTGGCCTCCGCCTCCTACTCCCAGCTCGGCATCAATACCCGCCTCGCCTACTGACGGAGGACCACCGTGGCCCGCCCCGCCCCGCCGTCGCGCCGCCGCGTGCTGCGCGCCGAGGACTTCTACCAGCCCCCGCCCGACCAGCCGGCCGACGCCTGGGCCCTGATCCCGCCGGCCGAGCGCGTGGTGGCCTGGTACGAACGCCAAGCCCAGCGCCGGCTGCCGCGCCCGCCGGACGGGGTCGACCTGGGCGGGCCGGCGCTGTACGCGCAGATCAACCACGGCCGGTGGGTGGCGCTCTGCGACCAGTGCAACAGCGCCCAGCTCGTCAGTCCCGCGGACCCGCGGCTGTACTGCGTGGAGTGCCTGACCCCGGCCTGGCGCCGCGTCCGCTTCCCCAAGGACCCAGCCGCCGCCGAAGCCGCCGTCGGCGACCTGCCGACGGCCGAGCGGAACTGGTGGCACCCCCACGACGAGGCGGCCTGGAACCGGCCGGCCGAGCCGCCGAGAGAGGGGGACCCGCGGTGACGACCACGCCCCGCACCTGGGTGGTCGGCGAGACCGTCACCGCCGCCCTGATGAACACCGAGATCCGCGACCAGTTCAACTCCTTCTTCGGTGCCTGGACCACCTACACCCCCACCTGGACCGGGACATCCAGCAACCCCAGCGTGGGCAACGGCAACCTCATCGGCCGCTACCTCAAGGTCGGCCGCACCGTCACTGTCCACGTCAACCTGGTCCCGGGCAGCACCAGCACCTACGGCGCCGGCAACTACAACTTCACCCTGCCCGCCACCGCCGCCAACTCCGGCTGCACGTACATGGGCAACGCCCATCTCCTCGGCGGCGCCAGGTGGGGTGGGCAGTGGCTCGTCTCGCCCAACGCCACCCAGGCCGGCCCCACCTTCCCCGCGGGCACGGCCGACACGCGCGTCGCGTTGATGTCTCCCACCGCTCCCGAGACCCTCGCCGCTGGTGCCCAGCTCCGCATGACCGTCACCTACGAAGCCGCCAGCTAGGAGCCCCCGATGGACTACCCGCACACCGTTGTCACCGCCGGCGCCGGCGAAGCCCGGATCAACGTGACCATCAACGTCAGGTCCGATGGTCTGCCCGTCACCGACGAGACGATCGCCACCCTGGTCCGCGACCACCTCGCATCCCTCGAAGATGTCACCGTCCTGCAGACCGTGCGCCACACCATCACCCAGACCAACCTCTGACCTTCACCACTCCACGCCCCGCGCCGCCGTCGGCCGGGGCGTTCGTCATGCCCAGGAGGGCACCATGCGATTCGTCCGCCGCGCCGACTGGGGTGCTCCCGCGACCTCGGCCGCCGCGTACATCGCCAGCACCCGCGGGGTGAAGGTCCACTACCTGGGCGCCCCCTACACGTCCCGCGCGCACAGCCGGTGCGCCGCCTACGTGCGCACCCTGCGCGCCGCACACCTGGCCAACCCCCGCGAGAACTACAGCGACATCGCGTACAACCTGCTGGTGTGCGAGCACGGGTACGTCTTCGAGGGCCGCGGCGCGCACCGGCGCACCGGCGCCAACGGGAACTTCACCCTCAACAGCAACCACTACGCGGTGTGCGCGCTCCTCGGCGACGAGGGCCTGACGAAGCCCACCGACGCGCAGCTCGGCGGCATACGCGACGCCATCGAGTACCTGCGCGACAAGGGCGACGCGGGCGACGAGATCCTCGGCCACCGCGACGGGTACGCCACCGCGTGCCCCGGACCCGACCTGTACGCCTGGGTGAAGAAGGGCGCGCCGCGACCGGGCCGGCCGACGGTGTCGCTCACCGCCGTGGTGTACGGGGCGACCCACCGGGCCGCGGACGAGCGCAAGCACCCGCAGTACGCCGACGACGTGGCCCGCGTGCAGGACGCGCTCGTGGCCCGCAAGCGGCTGGCCGCCGGCGGCTTCACCCGCGGCATCTTCGACCCCCAGACCAAGACGGCCTACGCCGCCGAGCAGCGGTCGCAGGGCTACTCCGGCGCCGATGCCGACGGGGTGCCCGGACGCACCTCCCTCACCTCGCTCGGCGACGGCCGCTTCACCGTCACCACCTGACCGGCTTCACCGAAAGGATCCAACATGGCTACCCCTTTGCCGTCCATGGAGACGGTGACGAAGACCGCCCGCACCTACGCCCGCGACCTGACCGAGCGGGTCGTCAGTACCTACCTCCAGGCGTTCGTGGCCGGCGCCGTGCTGACGGAACCGCTCGACCTGGAGATGTGGCAGGCCGCGACGGCCGCCGGTGGCGCGGCGGTGCTCGCGCTGGTGAAGGGCCTGGTGGCCCGGCTGACCTCGGTGCGGAACTCGGCGTCCGTGGCAACGGGCGTGTGATGGGGTGCCGCGCGGCTCGGCAGTGCCGGCGGGCGCTGGGCCGGCGCGGTACTGCCCTGCTGATCCTCGGCATCGGCAAGATCGCCTATGGCATTGGCTTCGTGCTGGAGCCCCTGCCGTCCACGCGTGGCCTGGAGGTGCTGACGCGGTACGCGCCGGTGCACTGCTGGGGGTGGGTGTGGGTCTGGTGCGGTGCGATCACGGCTGGCTCGGCGTTCTTGCAAGTCGGCCGGGACCGGTGGGGGTTCGTGGCCGCGCTCGTCCCGCCGACGCTGTGGGGGACGTCGTATGGCGTGTCCTTCCTGGCCGGTACGTATCCGCGCGGATGGGCCACGTTCGCTTGGTACGCCACGTCGCATGTGGCGTTGATCGTGTGGGCCTCGCGCGTCCCGGAGGAGAGACCACTGACTGCTCGCCGGGGGGCTGAGAGGGGGCCCGGGTGAGCACGGTCATCGGGGTGGCGGGGACGGTCGCGTCGGTGTTGGCGGCGGCGCTGGCGGGGTGGTTCTCGCTGCGGGGGTCGCGGGCGGCGGCACGCATCTCGACGGCGCCAGTCGCGAAGCAAGTGGATCTGACGATCTTGCAGGAGACGACGACTCGGCTGGACGCGGAGTGCAAGGAACTGCGGCAGGATCTGGCCAGGGTGCGCGGTCTGCTGTGGTCTCTGAGCCGCTGGGCGTTGCGCCTGCGGGATCAGGTGGCGGATCGGGATGGTATACCGGAGCCGCCGCCGGCGGATGTGGACGAGTACTACCGGACGGGCGTGTGAACGACGATGGCCCCCTCGCCTGGCTTCGGCCGGGCGAGGGGGCCAGCGCTGTGTGCGCGCCTTGCCGCATCACTTGGCCGCGCCCTCAGCAGTTTCGGCAATTTCGCGCAATCCCCAAGCGCCGGCCGGCCATCCGCCGCATCCTGAGCAGGTCAACGGTCCGAGCGAAGGAAGGGTAAGACTCATGCCTCTTGAGTTCCTGGGGAGCACGAACACGTCACAAGGGGGCGGTTGCCCGGCCTTCTACCGTGACACCGACACCGGGAAGATCGTGGTCCAGGGCGACCAGCTCACCGACCCGGAGAAGCTCGCGCAACTGCGTGACGTCAAGCCGGGGGAAACGTTCGTCGTCGTACCGCCCGAACTGTTCGCCTTCGCCCCCAAGGAGGATCGTGACTGACCTGGTCACAGGTGAAGCGTTCCTGGAGTTGTTCCGTCGCTTCTCGCACACCGCTTACCGGCTGGAAGTGCGCACCGCTTACGGCATCCCCGAAGAGGACGAGCCGTACCGCTTGTTCCTGGCGGGCGAGGACCCGGGTACGGGATGGTTCGAGCCGTGGCTCGACCTGATGCGTGAGCAGACCGGGCGCGGCAAGCGCGTCGAACGCGTCCGACTGATCGATGCCCCGCCCTCGGACTACCTTCGCTTCGAACTCTGGGGCACCCCGTTCAACCTCGCCGTAGGCGAAGACATCCGCTACCTGGACCGGGCACAGGCCCAGCCACTCGGACTGCCCGACTACGACTACTGGCTGTTCGATGACCAGGTCGTCGCACGACTGCAGTTCGGCGAGCACGACCGGTTCCTCGGCGTCACGTTGTCCGAAGACCCGGCCGACGTCGCGCGGCACGTGCGCTGGAAGGGCGCCGCCTGGCAGCACGCGGTGACCTACGAGAGATACCGGCAGGAGACCAACGGGCAGCCGTGAGCACCAACTACCAGGCTGCCCGAGTCGCCCTCGGCGCACGGCTGAAAGAGCTGCGCGTCGAGGGCGGCCTCAGTGGTAAGCGGCTTGCCCACCTCACAGGTTGGCAGCCGTCGAAGGTATCCAGACTGGAGCACGGCAAGCAGACTCCTAAGCTCGATGATCTGCGGGCGTGGACTGAGGCGGTCGGCATGCCGGCAGCCCTCGGCGAGCTGGAGGCTCGGCTGCGCTCACTGGAGACTCACTACGCCTCTTGGCGCAGACAGCTCGCGGCGGGCACGCGGGCTCGACAGGAAGCTTGGCAAGCCACCGAGGCTGCCGCCCTCACCGTCTGCAACTTCGAATCAGCGGTCATCCCCGGACTGCTGCAGACAGCCGACTACGCGCGCCACATGTTCATCCGCACGACGGAGCTACACCACACCGTCGCGGACATCGAGGACGGCGTGAACGCCCGCATGCGGCGGCAACAGGCCCTGTACGAGACGGGTCGCCAGTTCCGCTTCCTGATCTGGGAGCCGGCGCTGCGCATGCTGTTCTGTCCGCCGTCCGTCATGGCGGGACAGCTCGATCGGCTGACCGGCGTGATCGGCCTGGCGTCGGCGGAACTCGGCATCGTCCCCCTGGGCGTGGACCTGCCCGTGGTCCCCACCCATGGCTTCTGGCTTTACGACGACCGGCTGGTGATGGTGGAGACGATCGGTGCTGAACTGCGCCTGGTGGACTCGGCAGAGGTCGAGCTGTACTCGCGGGTGTGGGACCGCCTGAGCGGGGCCGCCCTGTTCGGGCAGGACGCCCGCCGCGTCATCACGAGGGCGCGCAACGCTCTCGGCGTCGGGTAGGCAACGACCGGCAAGTTTCGCCGGCCATGCGCAATCCCGCGCAATCCCCTCCAGCCCATGCAATGTGCCGCTCTACGGTCGGTCATCGAGCAATCACACCGACAGACTTCGTCTTCTCCGGAAGAGGAAGTCCGCTGATGCCGGAGGCTGGGCCATGCCGACCGAAGCCGAACACGCCACCCCCGCGCCCTACGACTGGGTACCGCCCGGCGACAACATGCGGTGGACCTTAGTCGGGGAGTTGGGCTGGCACACGCTCACCCTGCCGCTGCCCCTGGGCGACCGCGTCCTGGCCGAACTCGGCGACGCGAGCGGGGCGGTCATCCGGGAGGACGCGGACCGTCGGCAGAGCTGGTTGATCGAGCCGAAGGCGCCGGCCGTGCAGCACCTCCGCAGCCACCCCGAGATCACGCTCAGCGGCAACGACGGCAGCTTCATCTTCGTCCCGAGCCTGGCCCGCCGGCACCTGGTGTGGTGGCGCATCCCCCCGACGCGGGATCGGCTGCTCACCGATGCCGACTTGCTCGCCGACGCCATCGCGGCACTCCGGCCGGGGACACGCCGGTGACCCGCAGCCACCACAGGTACGTCGACATGGAGCTGCGCCCCGACCCCGAGGCCAACCCGTACACCGTCCGCGCCACCTGCGTCACCTGCGCCGACCAGTCCCCGGAACCCGAACCGTCGGAGTCCATGACCAGCCAGATGACCCGGGCCCAGCGCTGGTGCACCGCGCACGCCGCCCGCGACTACCCGGGCGGCCGGCACTTCCGCTACGCCGGCACCACGACCCTGCGGTGGCTGGTCACCCC